GGGTTAGGGAATCCCACACGTCGCTCATCGGCTTCAACACGTTGAACAATGCGACTGGTGTGCCGATGGTGATGCCGTCCAGCGGGATGCGGTACAAGGGCATGTCGTAGGTGGTGCCCCCGTCCAACGGGCTGGTGGTGTTCACGGCGGGGTCGGTGGGCGTGCCCGTGGTGGGCGTGCCCCTGACCACGACCAGTTTCGCGCTCTCGATGTTCTGCGAGCCCTTCGCATAGCGGCATACGATCAGGTCGTTGCGTTTCTGACCCTGCGACCCGTTGGTGACGATCAGGTCCTCGGGCGTGCCCTGGCTGACGTGACGGCCCTGCATGACCAGCTCGCCCGTGCCGATGGTCACCTTGTTCGCCGAAACGACCGTGATCTTGAACTTGTCATGCACGTCGAGCACATAATCATCCAAGCCGAGGATTCCGGCGTTGAGGCCTGCGGCCTGTTCGGCGGTGGCATGTGCCTTTCCCGCGTGTCCGGTTACGAGTTCAACCATTCTGCTTGCCTCCGTTCTGCATCCAACTGTCGAAACTGTTGTCAAAATCCTTGAGCTTGTTCACGTAGTCCTTGTAATCCTGCTCGCAGAACAGGTAGTCGTGGCCAGTGCCGCTGGCATCCAGTCGGTTGACGTTGTACCACGTCTTGATGTCCGGGTCGGTCGTGTCCTTGTACCATTTGTTTTTGCCGCAACGGTCGCATTGCATGACCGTCGCATTATCGATACGCGCCATAATCGGCTCCTTACTGTTTACTCGGCCTCATAGTCGACGGACATCACACCGCCCGAGACCTTGACGATTTTCTTGCTGATAGCCGCGTTGACGGTGATGCCGGTGAGATTGTCGCGCGCCGTCACGGTGTCGCCCACGTCGAACACCACGTTCGCGTCGTCACGGACGGTGACCTTCACGTCACCCTCGGATTGCAGTTCCTGCAACTTCTCACGTGTCTTCTGATTCAGCTCGGCGGTTTCGGCGTTGCTGTAGTCGTAGACCTGCGCGATCTCGTCCACGCCCTTGAGCGACTGGGATTGGCTGACATTGCCTTTGGCGTCCGCATACCAGTGGACGACGGTTCTCGCGGCCAAATCGCCCTTGCCCAGGCCGATGAGATGATTCGGTTTCCTCCACGTGCGGGTCGCGTCGAAATCGATGAGGTCACTGTCAATCGCATCGCCGTAATGCGCAACCGGCTCAGCCCAAATGTTGACCCGGCCAGACGCATAGGCAAGCCTGAGCTTCAGCCCGCTGGCCTCGCACATCTTCCTCAAACCCGTATAGCAGTCCGTGTAGCGGTCGAACCGGTAGCTTTTGATGGTCTGCGCGCCGGCAGTGGGCGAGTCCACCGCGTCGAACACGCCGTCAAGGCCGACGCGACTGATGAGCGAGCCGATGACCGTGCTGGCCGTGCCGCTCACGGTGAGATAATCCTTGCCCTTATCAGGCTCCAAAATCTTGTTCGCCAACATGCCGTGCCACGTGCGACCGCCGTAGGTGAGGGTGCTGCGGCCGTCCTTCAGCGAGTCCTTCAGGGAGTCCACGACGCCCCCGCATTCGCCGCCGTCGAAATACACGTAGCTACCGGCATCGATGAGCCGGTCCACGGTCAGTTCGAAATCGTTCTCGTCCGCGCCCCACGCGGCGTCGAGCGTGAAGTCCTCAAGGCTGGCTTGGTCCACGTGGCTCGCATCGGTGACGATCAGTTCCGCCATGGTGGCTCGCTTTCCTCCTGATAGACGGTCAAATCGACGCCGAAGCCGCTCCACTGCACGATGGAATCGCCAGCCGGTATCGGCTGGAAGATGTATTCGCCCCCGTTGAGACCGGTTCCGCGCCGGCCCTTGTCGAACACGTTGGTCTCGTCGCCGTTCTCGGCGGTCATGACGATGGTGCGACGGCCTGCAATCGAGGTGACGGTCACGTAGGAGCCCGAGGGTATGTCCATGTCGAGCGCGTACGTGTTGCCGCCCAACGTGAGTTGCGGGTTCGACACCGGTCCGAATATCACCATCTGGAACGGCATGGCAGTGGGCATGGGATTCGAGGCCACCGCATTCCTCGTGGTCGCCAGATAATCATGCGGATAATCATGCGGATAGTCGAGGTCCAGTCCGGGCGTGAGCGCGTCGCTCCAGAAGTGCTGCGATTCCCCGGCCTTACGCCAGATGCCGTCAAGCATGACCACGGTGAGCTTCTGCTGGATTATCACCGGCGTGATGGTCTGCGGCTCCGCCTTGACCACGTAGGCGCGAGTCGTCCAGCCGTCAGCATCAAACATGCCCGGCGTTCCTGCGGCAACGTCGGCATCGAACAGGCGGCGCGTCGAATCCACCTTCTCGGGGCAGCGGACATAGGTTAGGTCAAGCTCGGCCTCGCGCGCCGTACGACTTACTCCGGTCAGACTCCGGTATCCGATGGTGTGCGACCATTCGCGACCGCGCAGCCCATCCGCCGTCTGGGCCCAGGTATCGGGCCCTTCCAGTGGGATCGTCTCACCGGTCGAGGCGCATATATAACTAAGCGATCGCATTGCGTATCACCCTTCCGAGTTCACGACCATCCACCTCGATGCCAAGCTTCTCCATAATCAGCGGCATATCCGCGTGCAGTGCGCGCAGCTCCGATAGGAGTTCGCCGAGTAGTTCGCCGGACTGGTTCTGGTATGTGCCGTTCGCGGTGCCTGTGCCGACGCTAGGGCGTGGCGTGTCCATGCCATGCATGAGTTCCATGCTGGCCGGGCTGATCGCGGCGCGGGTGGCGTCCACGAGGCCGGCCCGGCGTTGGAGCATACCCTCGGCCAGACCGTCGATGATGCTTTGGCCGGAGTAGAGGGTCCAGCCGTGGCCGCTGAACGGGCCTTCCTTCGCCGGGGAGTGCGGGAACAGTTTCGAGATGGCCTCCATCGCGTTGGATGCGGCGTCAACGGCGGCGCTGATGCCGTTCCTGATGCCTTGGGCGAGACCGTCCATGATGCTGCGGCCGGATGAGAGGAGCCACGAGCCCGCGTTGGAGAACAGGCTTTGTATGCGTCCGGGCAGGCTCTGCAATGTGCCGGTGATACCTTGCAGGAACTGGTTGCCGGCGTTGCGTGCGCCCGCCCCCATCTGTCCGCCCCATGCCTGCACGCTGCTTATCGCGCCGGTCAGCCATTGCCAGATTCGTCCGGGCAGCGACTGGAGCCATTGGCCAAGCCCGGTCAGGAACTGGCTTCCCGCGTCTCCGGCCTGCGCCATCATCTGGCTTCCCCATGCCTGCACGTTCTGGATGGTTTGAGTCAGCCATGTCCAGATTTGTGACGGCAGCTGCTGTATCCAGTTCGATAGGTTCGTCACGAAGTTCTGTCCGGCTTCCATCGCCTTGGAACCCAGTTGTTGGGCGAACGCGATGGGGAGCATGATGGCGTAGCCGAGCCAGTAGCCGATGGTCTGCGGCAGCTGCTGGAACCATTGGCCGATGTTGGTCAGGAACTGGCTCCCCGCGTCCATGGCCTTCTGCGGCAATGATTGGAACCATTGTCCGATTTCGTCGAGCTTGGCCTTCACCGGTTCCACGAACGTGGCCGTGAAGTCGTTGACGGCGGTGGCTCCGGCGTCGCCGGAGAAGAAGCTGAACAGGCTGCCGGCCATGTCGGCCAGCGAGCCCATCGGGTCGAGCAGGAAGCCGATCACCTGGCCGAGGATGGGGAACTTCTCGTTGAGCCAGTCGATGCCGTCGGCGAGTTTGCCGGCCGCCGACGCGATGCCGTCCAACACTCCGGCGACGGTCTCGACCACATTGGCGACCGCCCCGATGTACGCGGCGAATCCTTTCGCGGCGGCGGCGGCCGTGTCGAGCCCGTCACCCGCCCCTTCGGCGGACTTCTTGCCGCCGTCCAACGCCTTGGCGAGCCGTTTCAATGAGCCGAGGGCGTCGCCGAGCGCGGAGAATATGCGTTCGAGCGCGTCCATCCACGTGTCCAATGCGCCGCTGTCGGAGAGAGTGTCGGTGAATTTTTTCACCCATTCGGCCACGCGTTTGAGCTGGTCGGCCATCTTCTGCACGAGGTCGGCCGCGACCTTGATAACCGCACCCAGCAGTTCCGCGGAGCCCTTGGCCGAGTCGAAGCGGCCGGCCGCTGATTCGGCCATGTCGCCGGCACCACGGAAGGCGTCAGCGACGTCGCCGATAGCGTCGAACAGGCTGCCCAACGCGCCGGCAAGCTGCTGCACGGCCCCGGTGTCTTTCAGTGCGGCGATGAACTTGCTCCACCATTCGACGGTGTCGGCCACCCAGTCCGCGAAGTCGGAGAACACCGTGCCCACGTATTTGAGCACGTCCTCGATGGCGGAGACTATCGCGCCGTCCGGCACGAGGCCCTTGAACGACCCGGCGATGCGGTCTACCGCCTCGGTGACGCGGCTGCGCGCGGATTCGAACGCCGTGGAGATGGTGTCCTTGAACCGGGTTATCGCGCCGGTCTTGTCGAGCTTGTCGTACAGGCCCGTGATCCACTTGCCCGCTTCGGAGAACTTCTTCTTCACGTCCGTGACCATGCCGGCGGCCGCGTCGCCCACCTTGCCGAACTGGGAGCTGAACCTGTTGATCGCGCCGGCGATGTTCTCCACTCCGACGGCATCGATGACCTTCTGCACGGCCTTGGCGACGCGGTTCTTCACGTTCTCCATGGCCGTGCCGATGCCCTGCGTCGCGTCCTTGGCCTGCTGTGCGAACGAGGCGTATTTGCCGAAACCGTTCTGGTTGAGGTCCATGACGGCCTTGTTGAAGTCGTCGAAGCTGAACTTGCCGCTTTTCATGGCCTCGTACAGGTCATTCGCATTATGTCCCGCGCCCATCATGGCTTCGGCGACCTGATTGAGCTGGCCGGGCATGGCCGCCTGGATGCTGCGCCACGCCTGCATGTCCACCTTGCCGGCGGAGAGCATCTGCGTGTACTGGGTGAGCGCGTTCTCCTGCTCCATGGTCGAAGCGCCGCCGGCGAGCATGGCGTTGTTGAACGCCAAAGCGATGTCGGTGGCCTCGTCGAGGTTCGAGGTCAGTGGGGCGAGCTGCTGGACCATGCCGGTCATGGCCGAGCTGGTGGTGGGCAGACCGTCGAGCGCGTTCGTGATCTTCCTGATTGAGGCGGCCGCGTCCTCTGAACTGTACCCGAGGTTTTTCATGACCTTCGGGAAGTTGTTCATCTGGTCGGCGCGGTCGATTGCGCTGCCGAGGCTTGACGTGACGACGGACGCGACCTTGCTGAACACGTTGGACGTGATGCCGGCCACGGCTCCGACCTTGGAGGCGAATCCGACGGACAGTCCCTGGCCGATGCTCTGGCCGGTCTTACTGCCGGTGGTTTTGGATGCGTCGCCGAACGCTTTTTCAATGGCCTTGCCGACGCCTTCCATGGAGGGGACGATGGGCACGTATGCGGTGGCGAGATTATAGGCCATTGTTTCGCCTTCCTCTGTTCGGTTGTCCGGTCTGCGGCCGGTTCTCCACACGGTTCACGGTCGTGAACCGTTGGCTCATGAATCGGTCGAGCTGTTCGACGCTCATGCCCACGGCCTTGATGGTGCGCGTGCGACGGATGGTGTTGCCATCGGGTTCGGGGTTCTCTGATCCGGCTTCCATGGCCGGGCCGGTTGCTTCCGGCGTGGCGTGGGGTTGGCCGGGGCGTGGCAGCGGCCGGGGTTGCGGGCCGCGTTTCCTCGGGTCGCCGTTTGCCCAGATCCACTGGTTCATCTGTTCGATGCGCAGCACGGCCAGATACTGGTCGAACGTCCACGCGCGCGGCGTGTCCAACGTCTGCCAGACGAGTGAGCCTGCGGGGAGGTTCGCGGCCAGTGCGGCCGTCTCCGACGGGCCCAGGTCGTACACGCCGAGCCCGTACTCCCTTCTCATGTCCGCCGCCAACTGGTCGGGGCAGCGGTCGAGAAGGAGCACGAGCGTCATGAGTTTGGGAAAGCCTTACCCATCTCCTCGAACAGCTCGGTCAGGAAGGTGCCCATGGTTTCGCCGTCGATGCGCCCGTCAGCCCCTCGCAATCCGTTCTTGACCTTGTCGTATGAGTCGCCGAGAAGTCGGCGTAGGAATGGGATGATTTGCAAGGCGTTACCCTTCGGGTCGGCTTGAAGGTCGTAGAGCGATTCCATGAACTCCCAATCGTCCAAAACCTTCGGGTCGATACCGATATCGATTCCACGGACGTTGACACGGCGAACCGTATTCTTGGACTGCTTGTGGTCCTGTGGTCGTCCTGCAATCTGGCTGACATTGGCGCGGCGGTGGTTTCGGTTGCGTGACATTGACGTTCTCCTCGAAGAAAAAAAATCTCTCCTTGACGGTTAAAAAAGAATTCCCCTCGCGGCAAGGAGAGAATGAAGGAATCCGCGAGGGGACGTGTTGGCTAGTCGAGCCGGTGGATGCGCGGGGTCAGGTCGATGTCCACGGTCTTCCCTTCGGCGACGAACACGCTGACGGTGTAGGTGCCTGTTTCGAGCTTGATGGACGGATTGCCCAGTGAGTCGTGAACGCTGATACTGCCGCCGAACTGGACTCCGTAATTCCAGCCGTTGCTGTTGTCGCACGTGAGCATGTAGGTGCCCGCGTCCAGTCGCACGGATACGTTGATTTGCGCCCACGCGGTCGTCGTGCCCTTCACGTGCACGGTGTGCCCGTCCCTGCTGGTGAACGTGACGCCGTTCATGGTATAGGGCAACAGGGAAGCGAACGAGGGCACGAGGTTCGCTAGCTCATAGCCCCCCCCCCTCAAGGCTTGTGACATCGGGTTTCATCCACTCGTGCGCGGTGTTCCCGAGTTCGAGTTGGATTTTCAGGTTGCCCGACACGCTGCCGGCCGTGACGCCGCCACGCAAGATGCGCAGCTCGACGCGTGTGGTCCCCTTGGGGATGGTGACCACGGTGTTGTTTTTCCCCTGATAGACGCCGCCGAGGCTATTCGCGTTGGCGTAGATGCCGATGATCAGGTTTCCGGGCACATCGCCCGTGTAGGAGATGATGAGAGGCACGCCAACGATGCCTTCGGGCACGTCGAACTTCCAGCGCACGCCCTTGTTCAATGGCACCGATTCGGTGCCGCTGCTGAAATCAAGCGACCCGTCCTGCGCCACGGTGACGGTCAGACCGTTGCCCGACGCGGGACCGTAGGCGAGCAGGTTACGGGATTTGACCGTGACCGGCACCTTTTTGCTGATGTTCGGATTGGTTGTCGACTTGATGGCGATTGTGGTGGTTCCGGGTTCCACACCGGTGACGCTTACCCCACCACTAAATACTTCATCAGCCATGGTTCACTCCTTTTCGAGAGATCGATGCGATGGACTTGTCAGCGACAGTCGCGGTCACCGTCTGGTCCGCGCCCTCCGGCAGCACCTTGACGTCGAGGCCCGCGGTCTCGCCGACCCTGAGTGTCAACGACTCGGGCGTGACCTGGATGCCGGTGGGTTTGGACGGCAGCGGGGCCGGCAGCACGGCCTCGCCCTTCGCACGCGCATACGAGCCATTGACCGTGCAATCCACAACAGTGACCACCTGACCGGTCTTGCCGTTTACCTGACCGTCCAAGGGGAACACGGTCCAACCGAACGCGAGGTCTACCACCGTGGCGCTTTCAACAACCGGTTTCGCGTCCGCGCTGGTTATCTTGTATCGACGCTGAAGGCCTGATGCTGGAGCCTCCGACACATTGACCTGCTGGCCCCCTTCACGGGCCGAGACAGTCACAGTCAGAGGCGTCAGCCTTTTGGGATACCGATATATTCGATGGAGGTGACACCATCGCCCATGTCGTTCGCGTTCACAGTGAGGTCATAGCCGAGCACGTCGCTCGAATGCATCTGGCGGTCGCCGAATTCGGAACGGGTTGCGGAACCGATGACGGTACGGTCCTTCACGTTGCCGGTTGCAACGATCTCGAACACGAGCGAGACCGGTGTATCGTCGGGTATCTGATGCTTGATGACCATGCTCTTGTCCTTGCCGGTCACCGCGTCGTTGCCGTAGCGCATCTGCGCCGCTGCCTTGCGCAGGAACTCGATGAGCACGAACTGGTAGCTTTCGGAGTAGCTGGAGACGACTTTCATCACGGTCGTACCGTTCGCGTCCTTGACTTCGGCGGTGTCGGTGTCGGTCGCGTTCTTGATGCCGTCCGCGCTGAGGTAGCCGATGAGCTGGAAAGCGGGGTCGAGCTCGCTTTCCGAATCGGTGGGCAATGCGGTGCCGACGGGTGCCGCGTACGCGTAGCCGCCGACCTTGAACTTGCCGAACGACACGTTTGTGGGATCGTTCTTCGTTGTTGTTTCATTAGCCATGATTAGGCCCTTTCTGGAAATGATGCTCATTCGTCGGTCTTGACGGTGAGCTGGATGAGTATCTGGTAGCGTGGCCGTCCGTCCGGCATGGGGAAGTCGGTCAGGCCGGTGATATCCCAATCGGCCACCTCGGGCAGTTCAACGATGCGTTTCAACCGTGGCAGCACGAGACGCTGTGCCACGTCCGAAGCCTCCCAGCGTGAAGCGGCCCACACCTGCACAGCGATCAATGGTCTCGACACGAACCGGCCTTCCGAACCTCCCGTGCGTTCCACGGTGACGAACGGGATACGGTTCGTGGCGCTGGATTCGGCGGGAACCTCGAAGCTCGCGGGATAATCCTTGAGTTCGGGTGCCGCGTTGAGCCAGTCCATGACCAGCTTCTCCGCGTTCATCAGCCGCCTCCCAACGCCTTGGCGAGCGTGTCGCGCACGGCGTTATCGATGCGCGCGGCGAGATTATCCGTATGCACGAGCACCGTCGCGCCCTTCTCGTTCGCCCGCGGGCCCTCCGCCGTGTACGACGGCTGCCCCGCGTGAGTCGGCGCGGCCATGGAGTTGGCGCGGGCCGCGATCTTCTGTGCCTCCGACAAGGCGGCGCGAGCGCCCTCGTTGCGCCTGTACGCCTGGAATGCCGGATAATGCAGTTTCACCCGTTTCATGCACTATCCCTCCGCGTCGGTGACTTCGACCGTGAGATTCCATGCAGTCGGCTTCATGCCGCCGCCCAATGGCCTCGGGTCTCCGATCACCTCGTAGTCATGTGAATTGATGCGCACACTCGCCCCGCGCAGACTCCGGTATGCGTAGCTGCGGGGGAAGAGGCAGGTGAATGCAACGGTCACGCCGTCAGGTCGAATCGAGTCGGTGGCGTTGCTCATCGCGCCTGGTGAGACGAGCACGTTGTCCACCGACTCGATATCGACCTTCGTGACTGGCGAGCCGCCGGGGTCGGTCTCGCCGGTCGGCGTGTAGCGCACCACTTTCACGGTCTCGCCCCTCATGACGCCTCCCCGTTTGACAGGTCGATGCTGTAGAAGCGTTGGCCGGTGAGCCTGAGCGCCTTCTTCTGCCCTTTGGACAGGTAGAATTCGCCGCGAGGGTTCGCGAATGTCATGGACTGGGTAAAATTGCCCGCCGTGAGGCTGAGATTGCTGGCACCGGTGGTGTCGAAACCAGCGCCCTCGGTCTGCATGTCGGATGAGATCGCGTCCTTGGCGAGCTCGCAGGCGATGCGTTCAAGCGTCGCCTGCGATATGTTCCGCCAATCCGGGCATTGTTCGCGGAGGAACTGCGAGGCATCGGCCAGACGCTGATCCACATAATCGGGGTCGTCCGGCATCTGCTTCCAGCGTTTGGCCAATTCCAAATGCGTGGCAAATGGGTTTTCTTCCGTTTCATCGACCATGACGGCCTCCTTAATGTCAGAATGCGATGATGCCGAAGCCGCGTGCTGCGGCCAGCAGCATGTCCGCCTGCGCCCGTTCCGCGTCGGTGAGAGGATGCCACCGGGCTTCCAGATCCTCGTGAGGGGCGAACACGGTATTGTCAGTCATCGGACACCACCGTGGCGATGGACTTGTCAGCGACAGTCGCGGTCATCGTCTGGTCTGCGCCCTCCGGCAGGACACGTACCGTCACATTGGTTGTTTCGCCGGCTCGAACGGTGACGGTTTCAGGACTGGTCTCGATGGATTGGGGTGCCGGCGTCACACTTTTGGGGCTGCGATCACGAAGGCGGGGAAGCGCTTCGTCTTGTCGGGCTGCACGTCGTTGATGGGGTTGGCGATTTGGAAGCCGACGCGGAACACGACTCGCATGGCGACGCAATCCTGCTGGGCGAGGTTCAGAATCACCTTGCCGTTATCGTCCGAGATAACCGACTGGTCAAGCATCTTGTAGGTGATGTCCTGACGGATGCCGACCACGAAGTTCGACCAGTCCGCGCCGAGCAGCACGGCCTTGGTGGAATCCCACGCGCCGTTGTCGACCTCGTTGAGACCGAAGCCGTACAGGGTGGACGGGGCCCCCGAGGCGAGGGACGGCACGTAGATCGGGCTGCCGTTGGTGTTACGCAGGCCGATAAGCTCCCAGTTCAGGCCCGGCTTGCCGGCGAAGCCGTTCATGGCGAAGCCCTGTTCGGCGAGCTTCTGACCCATGCTGGCAACGTCCTTGGCGAGATCCTTGCCCTGGGTGAACGTGTTGCCCGCCGCGATGGCCTGCGGGATGATGCCGTCCGGGAAGCTGGACGGCTTGTCCACGCCGAAAAGGGTCGCCTGATCCAGCTTGTAGCCGAGCGCGGAAGCCAGACGCGGCATGACCTCCGGCCAGATGGGGATGCCAGAATCCGCGATGACGGCCTCCGGGATGGGCACGATGGCCGCAAGCTCCTCGGCCGTGATGCTCAGGCCCGACCACTTCATCTTCGTGGTCTGCTTCAGGCCGGTATCGCCGCCCACCCAGTAGGCGATCGGCTTGGAGTCAAGCACCGGCTGCGTGCGCGTGCGGGTGCTCATGCGAATCTGACGCATACGGGTCAGGGACACACTCGACTTGGGGGCGTCCTGGATAATCTGGGTGGCGTATTCGGTGGGGATGAGTCCGCCGCCGAGGTCGCCGCTGGTGATGATGGAGTTCACGTTGGAAGTCATCGTCATACCTTCTTTCTATGAGGTGGATTATTTGCGTTTCTGCTTGAGGAACTGATCGCGAAGCCAATCGCCGGATGTGTCGGATGGCGCGGGCGGCTGGTTGGATTCGGAGGAGGCGTGCACCTTCGGCTTGGTCTTCTCGGCGATGTAGTCGGCGAGCGCCTTGCCGTTGGCTTGCATTTCTTCGAGGGTGGAGCCGTGGAGCAGTGCGATGGGCACGCCGGTTTCCTTGGAGACCTGCGTCTTCCATTCGTTCTGCTGTTTTTCCGCCTCGTAGGCGGCGTTCTTGGCTTCAAGCTCTTTGATGTGCTTGGCTGTCTTTTCGGCTTCGGACAGTTGGGCCTCCTTGAGCTGTTGCAGTTCGTCGGCGGCTGTCTTGTTGTCCTTGGCGCGTTTCTCCCATTCGCGGGAATGGGCGACGGCCTCCTTGTATTTGGCCTCGTAGTCGATTTCGGGCGGCTTCGCTCCGTTCTCGGTCGATGCCGCCTGCTGGTTGCCGTTGGCCTCTTCGGTCATGGTTCCTCCTAGTGGGTTGGGCCCGTTTCGGGCATAAAAAACCACCCGTGCGGGTGGTTGGGGAAAATCTCAGTTCGAGTGCGACGGTCGTGGCACCCCGTAGCCGTCCTTGTAACGGTCGGGGTAGAGTCGGCGCATCACATAGGTGATCGTGTTCGGGTCGTTGGGATTGTCGGGATTGCCTTTTGTGGTGGCCTTTATCATCCGATAGGTGTCGTCGTTCAGGCCGCCGTTCTCGATGAGGCTGCGGGCGTGCATGTATTCCGAGTACATGCGGTCAGGGTCATAACCCTCGATGTGAGCTTGGTCCCTGTCCCATTCGGGCACGATCTGGCAGTCGCAGTCGTCGTGGAACAGTCTGAACGAGCCTTTGACGTATTTCGCGGTCTTCTCGCTGCGGTACACCCAGCCGCGCGAGCAGAGCATCGTGCAGAACGCGCACGTCTTCGCGCCTCTCGGCACACGCGCGTACCGGGGTTCGGACGGGTCGTGCTCGCACAGGCGTGCAACGGTTTCACGCCCCGAATACATGACCCAGCGTTGCATCGCGCCGACCAGAAACGCCTGCATGGTCTGCGGGTCCGTCCACAGGCGGCCGGCCTGCCAGCGTATCGTCTTGTCGATGCCATCACCGGGAAACGAGTCGGACAGGTCGTACTCCCACGGGTCGGGCACCGATTCGCCACGGACGCGCATATACCATTCATAGGCGGCCTGCGCCGCGAGGTCGCCGTATTTGACGACCAGTTGCGGCACGTAGTCGAGCAGCATGTCACGCTGCCATTCAGGGCTGAGCTGTTGCAGCGTCTCCCACAGTTTCGCCAGATCGCGGCGTGCCAGTTCCACCGCCCGAGCTTGGCTGGCTTGCAGCTGTTCCAGTTGCCGGTTGTCCGTCATCCTTATTGCCTCCGTTCACGAGGGAGTCAAGCACGCTGCGGGTCTCGGCCTTGCGCTTGTCGACCAACAGGCGTGTGATATCGGAATCCGTGTAGCCGAGCTTCTCCAACACCACGTCGGAGTTGGCGAGCCATGGAATGGCCGTCACCTGCTTCACGATGGCATCGGAGAGCGCGGCCTGCGATGGGCGTTCGGGGTCACGCCAGTTGACCTGCAACCGATTGAGCTCGTCGCTGTCCTCGCTGGTGCCGTTGAGGATGGCGATGTCCCTCGCGGCCTTGCGTAGCTGCACGCCGATGGCGCGGCAGGCGTTCTTCGCCTCGATGACAAGTTCGCTTTCCGCCGCCATGATCGCTTCCGAAGAAGAAGGGCCGGAATCCGTCATCACGCCGAACTGGCTGAGCGGCACGCCGGTCGCGCCGCTCATGCGTGCCGCGAGGGCGCGAAGCATGTCGGTGTGCGGCTGCATGGTCATCTGCGTGAACTGGCCGATGACGGGCGCTTGGCCGTCCTCGTTGAGGCTGATGTTGAGCATCTTCGAGATGGTGGCTTCCCAGCCGGTCAGCTTCCTGCCGTTCTTGTCCTCGGGCGGCTCGTCCGCGCCGATGAGGTAACGTTGCGGGCTCGAATAGAATTCGGCGCTTACCTCCATGCGCAGCATGGTGCGCACCGCCGTGTCGGTGATGCTCATGACCTCACGGCTGATGCGCGAGCGGCCAAAGGGGCGGTTCAGGTCCTGATGGTAGGGGATCAGGTACACAGGCACATGATCCATGTACGTGTTACATGGAGCGTCCGCATGATAGCGGCCTGATTGCGTGCGGCGGATGCAAATCGTGTAGCCGGGCATGTAGAGCATGAGCTCGGAAGGCACGATGGTGTTCGCCTGCGCGTACTGTGAGCGGTCGATATCGGTTATCGACAACGCCGCCGACAGGCCGCGACGGGCGTAATCCCACAGGCCGGTCTCATAGAGCGCGCTACGGAACGACACGGACACCTTCGAGCGCAGACCATCCTCGGGTTCCGCGCTGCGCACGTTCAGGAACGAGCATGAGTGAATGAGCGCGCTGCGGATGGCCTGCGGCAATTCCACGTCGAAGTCGTTGTCTGAAAGAATCGAATCCAAACCCAACGGATCGCGGCTGTCGTCGCCGACTCCGACGAAACCATCGAACACGATGCGGTCGGCCAAAGCGTCCACCGATTTCTGCGGCCAGCCCACGACCTCGCTTATCCCCGCCATGCTGTCCGGCACGGCGATGGACAGATTCTTAAGCTCGTTGCGCCCGTCGTAGTATTTGGTGCGCAAAAGGTTACGTTCGAGCTTCTGGGACCATTGACGTATCATCAAATCCCACGGTTCTCGGCACTCGTCGGGCAGATTATCGACCTGCACGTTTTCAAGACTGGGAATCTGCATCAGAATGCCACCGCCTTCGCTCTTCTTCCCGGATGACGTTTGGAAGTCTTGACGTTCCAATACGCGAGAGCCACCGCTTCCACGGGACTCACGTCGATGTTCTCCATGGACGGCTCGTAGCCGAACCCGTCGCCGATTTTCCTGTGCTTCGCATGACCCACCGCCTCGTCAAGCAGAGGCTGGCCGAAATGGGTAAGCCCATGGTCGTTCACGGCCTGTTCGAGCATCGAACAAGCGTCCGCCACGTCGGAAGGGCGCGGCACCACGATCACTCTTTTCGACACGCCCTTGTCGATGAGGCTGTTGACCAGGGTGGGGGCTCCCACGCGCCCGTCGATGATGATGCCGATGGCGTTGCGCCATCGTTCCGCACCGTTCTTCTCGGCGGTCAGCCAGTCGGCCAGCCAGCCGGTGCCGCCGCGCATGCTGCGCGAGGCGATGACCTCCACGTGCGGCAATTCACTCGACTTGCGGGGCGGGCGCACGCACGCCACGAGGGTGACGTTCGCGCCGTCCGCGCTGAACTTGACCGCATACGAGTTGTAGCCATCCATGCAGGGCTTGTCGGTCTTGCACTTGGCCCACTCGTCAACATCGATATCGGACAGCGCGCCGGCCTGATCGTTCCACCAGCCGAGACGTTCGCGGGCGAAACCGTCCGGCGTCATCTTCTCCGACTCGGAAACGACCACGCTTTTCAACAGGCGGGTGCCGAGCGATGGATTGTACCGGTACCAGCGTTGCTGGTCGTGCACGTCGCCGATCTCGGTCGCCGCCCATTCGAACCAGCACAGGTTCTTCGGCGGCTTGTCGCGATGCGCGTTGCGGCGCATGCGCGCGAACACCGTGCCCGGCGAAGTCGGCGGGGTCGGCGTGCCCGTGTAGATGGTCAACGGATTGCCCGAGGGTGCCGACGAGATGGCGGGCTGTATGGCCTCCATCTGCTCGTCGGTCAGCTCCTGCGCCTCGTCGCACACCAGCACGTCCACCGTGAAGCCACGGCCCGAACTCTTCGAACGGGCGATGAACTCAATGCTGCCACCGTTCTTCAACACGATGGCCTCCTGACCGTTCGTGGCCCGGATATAGGTGACCAACTCCGCCAGTTCGGGGAACTTGCGCGCGTTCTCGAAATAGTATTTCATACGCAGGAAATGCTTGCGGCAGGTCTTCACCTCATGCGCCGTATGCAGAATCTTCATGCCGAGGATCGCGGCAAGGTACAGCTCCGTGAACTCGAGAATCGCGTTCTTGCCGTTCTGACGCGGCACCGCGCACCCGCAATCCGACGCCGCCCATTGCAGCTTCGAATCCGTGGCGAGCCAACCCTCAAGCACGATGCGTTGCCACTTGTCCGGCTTCATATCGTAGCCGGCGGCGAGCGCGCACGCCTCTCCTCCCTCGGACTGCACGTGCTTGGGAACCAGAGCGAAGCTAGGTTCCTGTACGCCTCTTCGTCTTGCCACCCTCGATCACCCTCAGCTTCCGTCGTTCGGCTATCTCATCGAGCGGCGTATGCCGCTCCTGCTTCTGGACTTCCGCCGGCATGATCTGGCTGCGTGCGGCTGGTGTGATGCCGTAATCCTGCAACAGCTTGTTCAGTATGGGCACGCTGGCGAAATTGCCGGAACCCCAGATGTCCGCGTGGATCAGGGCGGCGTTCATGAGGTTGTCCCAGTCGGCCTCCGTCCACGAGTCCGCTCCGGGGGTGGAAGCCAAATGCTCCCACCATCGCACGGTCGCCTCCGGCCACTCGATGCCGTCAGGCAACTGTGGCTGCGTTATCGTGGTCTTGGCCAACTGGATCACCTCGAATCAATGTCTAGGAGCCGCTGGAGCGGCTAGCGCGAGCGGAACCGGCTGCACGAGAGAAATCAAACTCGCCCTGCACGTATCTCGGACGCATGACAATCACCTCCATCGGGAAATCAGGAGCCGGATGAACGGGACGCCACTTTCCCCCGAGCGAGTCGCTTGCCGGTTTTCCAGTCAATACCTCGCTTGGCGAGAATACGACGCGCGGCCCTTACGGCTTCATTATCGGAATTACCCTGCGCCGTTTTCAATGCTTTTTCAACGGAAGAGGGAGGACGTACCGCGCCGGATTGAACCCGAGAACGGTATTCCGCACGTGCGGATTCTCTCTGCGTATGGTAATCAGATGACGCGCGTTGAGCGGCTTTTTGGAATGCCTTCGCTCCGCGGCTGGTGCGAATCTGCCGGTTCGAGCGCATCTTGTCGTCCGCAAAACCGCTTATCGGACTCGACAAGCCACGCTCGGCCAAGAATTCAGATTCAGATTGAACCTTTGTGTGTCGTGCCACGAGATTCTCCAATCACAAGAGACAACAAGATCAGGAGCCGGAGGAACGCGAGCCGCCGCGAGAAAAAGCGCTGCGGATACGACCGGCCACATTACGCACCGCACTACCGGCACGCTGGAACAGGTTTCGCATAATCCACCTCCCTCCAAGCACGAAAATCGGACAGGAAAAAATCAGGAGCCGGAAGAGCGGGAAGCGGTTCTGCTGTTGGCCCGTTTCATCGATAGGATTTTCTTCGCATACGGTTTTCCCGCTTTTGCTGCGCGCTCAAGAGTTGGATCGTGGATGGCCCCGGATTCGACCAATTTGCGGTAATCGGCGAGTGCTTTTCTTTGACGTCGGGATTGTTCCTCGTCCTTAAGTGGATAGTGAAAGTTACCTCTTCGGTCAATGGTGAAATCTGGAGTGACCTTGATACCGCGTTCGGCGGCGTATTCACTGAAGGTCTGGGATTTACGCGCCATGAAAGTCTCTCTTCAATGGAAAAGCCGCCCCATAGGGACGGCTTGAACGAAAATATTGTTACCGGTTCACGATCCGCTCGATCGCGACGCGGAACGGGACGCACTCACACGCAGGGCGGATACACCGCCACCGGATGAACCGGAAGAGCGACGTCCATACCCCGTATAGCGGATATCGTTGGTGCTCGCGTAACGGACTCGCCTCATAACTCGCCTCCCAGCTTCCGAGCGACGGCCATGCCGTCCAGATACTTGTCGCCGAGCTTGCGAAGACCGTACTCGGCGAGGAAAGAGTCTTTATCGTCGCGCAAGGGGAATGCGATGGCGAACCAGTGTTCGGAATCGGTCGGCTCGACAAGCTTTTCCGGGCTGCGAGCCGAAACCAGCGCCTTGTGCAGAGCGGAGAGCTCGGCGAGGCAATCCTTTTCCAGATCATCGGTGTACTTGACGCCGGCGAGCGGGTCGGGCGTCTTCTCCGCGAAACCGAGACCGCCGACGAACCCCACACCGGCACCGAACGCCACGGCAGACGACCTGGCCGGCTTGTACGGGGCAAGCCTGTCGGCGATGTCACGGTACGCATAGATCCGGTGTTCCTCGCCGAAACCAAAACGCTCACGCCACCGCGTCATCTCGGCGGGGGAGGGGAAGCACAGGCACAACCAGAATTCGGTGTCGGTCGCATCCACGAACCGCTTGCGCTCCGCACGGGCACGCTCGCGGTATTCCTTCGCGTTCTCGTCCAGATTCTCCGGCACCGGCTTCACACGCTTGCCCTTGGGTTTTCTCTTCGAAAAATCGAATTTGAAATCACCTGACATGATCCACCTCCAACAAGGGGAACCATTCAAGCAGCGTCGCGTAATCGTCCGGTGCCTTGTCCTTGAGAACCTTGGTGAAACGCTTGTCGATGCCGTCGAACGAACGCCCGAACCACGCATAATCACACGGCAGCTCGATATGATGCCCGCGAATGCAGTCCAATACCTCGCCCTTGAGCCAATCCCCGATAGGACTGACCTTCTTGAGGTTGCGCCGCCAGTACCCGTACTGGACGAACGCGCCGCGACGCTGAATCGAATCGGCGGCGCGCACGCCATCCGCGCACCACGTGCTCTTATCCAAGCCCACGTCGGCGCGGATGAAATCCCACATCTGCTCATACGACGGCTCAGGCAACCGCGCCGCCTCGATATAGCGCAACCGTTCGGGAGCCTGGAACACCGCATTGTTCAACCACCGGTACAGCGACGGGTGCGGATACCTTTTGATTCTGGTCTGGAACTTCTGCTCGAAATAATCCAGCTCCTCGTCCACGAACCTCAAACCGGGCACATAGTACAAATACGCGGGAACGACCTCGATGCCCATATCCCGCATCGCAAGCCACGCGGCTATGGAATCCTTGCCGCACGAAAACGCCAACAACACGGGCCTGCCATCAGCGGCCAGCTTCTCGCGCACCGCCAGACTCGTACCCTGATTGCGGATAACCGTGGTCACTTCGGCCACCTCCTTCCCGTCATGCGAATAAACCGCGAATGCGAATAAAACTCGACACCGGCACGCCGGAAACTCGGCTCCGACGAACGGACGAACACATGCAAACCATGTCCACTGGTCGAAACCTCCGCATAGATCGCTTCGGACAACAGTTCCACCGCCTGCGCGGGCGGGTCAGCGGGGTCCACATGGTCGAAATCCCAGCACGCTAGCCCATCGCCGAGCATGATACCGTAGCCGTCACCGGCTTTGGAACGCATGACCTCCGAATATGATGCCCAGGTATCGGGGTCGGTCGAACTGGCCGGCGACCCATCACACTGGATCGGACGCTTACCGACGGCGCGCACCCAACGGGGCAGCGACTTGAGCACTTGTGGTATCTGATGTCTTTTTCGATAGGCACGGACACGGCAGCGAGTTGAACAAAAGCGTTGCACACTGCCGCCATGAAATTGGACAGAGCCTAAAAATGTCCCGCATTCCTCGCAATTGCTCATTGCCTGTCCGCATCATTAAAGGTCATCAATTCATTGCGCAGCTCGCGAGCGTATGCAGCAGCATCGCTTAAGTTCGAGAACCCGCCTTTCCGATGACGTTTGCCTTTGCTGATGACTTCGACACGATATTTCTGCCTGTCGGCTTCCCAATATACGCCTCGAACGCCAGTTCCACTGTTGCGATTCGCTCCTGTGTGATTTTCATTGTTCTGAGTCGTGGTAGCTAGACGCAAATGATTGGGATTGACGCACGCTCGATTATGGCAGATGTGATCAATCTGCATTGCAGGCGGTATTTCGCCGCGAAACAACATGTACGAGACGCGATAGGCGGCAACTGGTTTCCCGTGGACGCTTAATACGCCATACCCCTTACGGTTGATGGTTGATGTCCATTCCCAGCATCCATTATTCAATGTTTTGATTTTTGAGAGAAATCTCAGCATCTCGCGACGGGTATACTCATCCATATCGACTCCTTATCGGTCGGTCACGCCGCTGGATACGCCAATATCGCAGCGGTATTTTTATTATACCATATCTGTAACGCTTAAATGGCTTTATTTCAACATTTCTCCATTTTTTCTTTGTTGATAAATTCCCTATAACACAGGATTGACCGCGCAGGCAAAAAACTCACAATTGGCTTAGATAGGCGCTAGATGGCGCTTCTGGGCGGCAAAATGGCTAACAAAAAAACCATGCGTACAATCTTCTGTTTTTATCTCGGGGGGACGGCGGCGCTATGACCTGTGGGGAGCCTTGCATGGGAGGGGGAGGGTATGGCCCCCGGTTACCATTGGCGGCTGATTGGGATGGTGTTTTGTGGTTGTTTTTTTGTGTTTTGGTGGCCTGTGGTGTTGGTGGTTATTTTGTTGCTTTTTCTTTGGTTGCAGATTCTGTGTGTGAGTTGTGTGTTGTCATAGCTGGTTGGCGAGCCTCCTCGGCTGTATGGGATGATCTCATCGAGTTCGCAGCTGAGTGGGTGTGGTGTTTTGAGTGTGAGGTCTATGGGCTTGCCGCACAGTGGGCAGATTGGTATTGGTCCTTCGGCCGCGATGTGTCGGGCTTTGCATTTGCGGCGGGCTGCTCCATTTTGGTATCTGCCTGAGCCTGCCTTGTTGCTCATGTTCCCCATCCTGTGTGGTGGTTGGTGGCTTGGGCGAGATTCGAATTCGCGGCAACCCGAGCTTTGCGCTCTGTTGTGATTGCGCCCTAGCAGTCGCTGCTATGGCCGGTTAGGCCTCTACCGTACGCAAGCCGTGGCATACGCGGTTGGCTTCGATCCAACGACCTGCGGTTTTGGAGACCGCTGCTCTACCTGCTGAGCTACGCGCATAGGTGGATATGAGTAAAGCCCCTGAGATGTTTATCCCAGAGGCTTTCACACTTATCCTGATACGGAGTATACCACGGGGTGGATTCACCCTACTCCTGTCTGTGTTTTGTTTTTTCAGGCGGCTTGGATGGTGAGGCGTCCGCCGAGGGCGTGGATTACCTTGGCGATGGTCTGGAAGCTGGGGTTTCCGTCCTTGCTGAGGCTTTTGTAGAGGCTTTCGCGCCCCACGCCCGCGTCCTTGGCGATCTGGGTCATGCCTCGAGCCTTGGCGACGTTGCCGAGTGCGGCCTGCATGAGTGCGGGGTCGTCGTATTCGGCTATGGCGTTGAGGTAGGCGATGATGTCCTGTTCGTTTTCGAGGTATTCGCTGGTGTCGTAGTCGGTGATTTCGGTGCTCATTGCTGCTCCTTGTAGTCGTCGAGTATGGCGTGGGCTTGTTTGATGTCGGTCTGCTGGGTGCTTTTGTCGCCGCCTGCGAGCAGCAGCATGAGCACGTTGCCGCGCGTGGTGAAGTAGACGCGGTATCCGGCTCCGATGTGGAACCGCATCTCGCTGACCGGGCCTCCCACGGGTTTGATGTCGCCGAACGGCCTGCCGGCGAGCTTGCAGGCGTCGAGCCGGGCTTGGATGGCGGCTTTCGCCTCGCGGTTCCTGAGTTTCTTGAACCACTTGCGGTATTCGGCGGTTTGCTTGATTTCCATACCCTTATTGTATCTCACAGGCTACACTATGTCAAGCCGGGCGGCCGCTGGAACCCATCGCCAACGCCAGAATCTCCCGTATGTTGAACTCCCAGTAGCCGTCATCGACCGGCTTGCTGCTGGGCAGCTTGCCGCGGTTGAGCCAGTTGCTGATCTGCTTGCGGCTGACCTCGTACCCGTAGTTGTCCTTGAGCCATTGGCTCATGCCTGCTGGTGTTTTGGTCAGGTGGATTGCCTCGGCCTTGTCTCGGCTTTGCTCGCGCAGCTGTTGCACGTTGATGGGGTTGCCGCATTTGCATAGCAGCAGCGATTCGCCCTTCGCGGCCATGATCTCGCGTCCGCATTCGGGGCAGACGCCGATTATCCGGCGCGTGCGTGGCCTGCGGTCCACGAGCGGTTCGATGCGCTCGCAGGTGTGGATGAGCCATGTCAGCCAATGTCCCGAACGGCTGGCGCGGCATAGGTCGGGCAGTCGTCGTGGCGAGTCCCTGAGCAGGGTCTGCCATCTCGGACGGCTTTCCACGCCGGTTTCGTTCCACATGTCCTGCAAGCCGTCCTCGATCTGGTCGAGCATGTCCTGCGCGTGGAGGTTGATGGGCGCGGGCGCTTCCCCTCCTTGCGGTTTGCCGCCCGCTCCGGGTTCTCCGAGCTTGTAGGCGTGACGGGACACCTGTTGCAGGAGCATCATGTCATGGCGGAGCCGGTGGAGTGTTTTCGCGTACTGGCGGCGGCAGTTCCGGCAGAGCGTCCACGGTGCCTCGACCTGCTGGTTGCCGCAGTATTGGCATGGTTCGGTGGTGATGAACATTGTTTGAAACCCTCCACGTTCCGGCTATCATGGTGCTTGGTGAGCGTGCCCTCCATCTTTTCGGTGGAGGGTTTCGTTTTTTTACGCTGAATTCAGAGCAATGGTTCGATGAATTCGGGCGTGAAATCATCCTTGTGGGGTGCGGGCGTTTCAGGATGGGCGATGATGTACAGCACCTCATCCAATGGCACGCCGAGCAGCTTCGCCGTGTATTCGGGCGTGGCCGCTTTGCTCCGATGCCATTTGAGTATTTCCTCGCGTTTGAGACTGCTTACGCTCATGATTCCTCCTTGAGCGTGGCGACATATGCGATGGCCTTGCGTTCACGATTCGCATACTTCTCGCATTTGCGCTTGAGACGTTTGAGGCTCATGGCGTACAGGAAGTTTCTGAAGTTGCCGTCTTCGCAGATTTTGGCTTGATAACGGCCGTAGTCGCTTCCCGCGCTGATATGCGCGACCAAATGGTCTGTAAGCTGAATCTCGTTCATGCGTTTTCCTTTCGATATGGGTTTGGTGTGTATTCGGGCGGTTCCTCGCCGGGCATGGGGTTCATGTTCTTGAGGGCTTGGATATATCCGTTCTCCCATGCCTGTTCGGCTATCTGCCGGTCGTGTTCGTCTATGGCGGGTTTGAAAGCCGCCAGCAACAGGTCTTCGCTGTATAACTCGCCTTGTTCCCAGACGGAATCGCAAGCCATGCGCAGCAGTTCCCTGAAATCCTCGGGAATATAGTCTGGATGAATTGTTTCGTCGTGTCCGCTCATTGTCCGCCTCCCATTTCCTTCTCTCGCGCCATGATCTCCACGTCGTCGGCGAGCATCCTCAGCACGCCGGCGAGCGTGCCATACGATTCGGCGGTCGGATACACCGTCTTGCTGACATACACGTCCCACCTGTCGGAGCCTTGATGATTGTCGGCCTTGAGGATGATGAGCGGGTCGGCGTCGATGAAACGACCGTTCTTCATGCCCCGCACTTTGAGCATCAGACGTATCGAATCCGCCTGCTCGCTCGTGTTGCCCAAAATATCCAGAGTGCTCATCGTCTGCCTCCCAGACTCTCGCGAATCAGCTTGTATTTCCGGTCGCCGTTGCACATCGCATTCCAACGACGGATGGAAGCGGCGAGTATCCACTCCTTCGTGAGCGTCCACGGCATTTTGGGTCTTTCCCGCATTCCGATAAGACACGTGTACTTGCATTCCCCACATTTGAAAATCAGCGCGGACAGAAGCTGATACGCCTCCCATTTCACCTTGACCTTGCCCCCCGCACTTGGGACACGGGCTAATCCTGTGGAACCTCACCAGACTCACCTCCCTCAAGAGGCGCGTTCAAATCCACCTGTTCGATACGCGCACGCTCCTGTAAGATGTTCGCGTATGTCCCCATCGCGTACAATTGGCTTTCAAGGAGCTGGAAGGAACACGCGGGCGTGAAGTCCAACGTGCCCTCCGCGTAGCCCTCAAGCATGTGCGCCAGCTTGCTGATACGCTCCTGCAATTCTCGATGTTCGCGGATCATCCGCTGCTTGTAATCACTCATTGGTTGTCTCCTTCGGTTTGGTTTTGTAGTCTCGGACGATGCACACGCATCAGTCCATCCTTTCGTCCAACCATTCGATGTCCTCCCAGATCGAGAGCATGACCTGATCGAGAGCGCCCCCACTGCTCAATGCCCATACAGCGCCGTAGTTGGTGCGCTCCCGCACCGCCGTGACATAACCTTTGTCCGGGTAGACGTGGGATTCCGCAATCCAGTGGAACGGGAGCATCCCCTTGCGCAAAATCAAAGTAAAACGACTGTGCTCAACCTTGATGAAGCTCCTCATGTCGCTCATTCCTCCGTTGCCTCCATCGGGTAATTGATGTCCACAAGCAACCGTGTGGAATAGCTGAGCATCTTCACGAGTTTGAACGGCTTCTGCGTCTCCGTGACTCTGAACGGTGGCTCGTACTCCCACCATTCGCTGCCGTCGTATTCTTCGCGGCGCAGGAACCCGCCATCAGTGAACGCCACGACCAGATCGGCGGCTATCTCCTGACTGCCGTATCCGTTGTCGTAATCGATGTCGAGCACCTTTTCGGCCTGACTCCACGGAATTCCCAGCTTCTCGTCGCGGGAGCCTACGAATCGAACGTCATCGGTCGAATGCTCGCTTTGTGAGATCGCACCCTTGGTTTCATCTAAAAGATTCATTCTTCCGTTGCCTTTCCTTGCATTGCCTTGACTGCGAGTCGCATGGCGTCGTAGTATTCGGCCCTCAACGCGCAGTCAGAATCCCATTGAGGGTAAGAGTCGGGCTTCAACGCCTCGTAGAACGCTTTCGCCCCGGCTACGATTTCCTCGTTCGTGGGCCGGCGCGTGGCTCCGGCGATAAAACCGGCCTCGTATTCCTTGCCCTTGGTCGTGTCACGTATTTCCTCGGGGGACAGACGGACACCTCGTCGGAGGACAGCCCACTTCGCCTCACTGCTGATGATGCTCACAGTCGACCTCGTTCCTGGTTGCAGACGAGGCAATCATCCATAGCCTGAGCCAGTTCCTCGTCGGTGATATCGAACGCCGTCGCCACGTTCACCAAGGTTTGCAACACGTCCGCCCACTTGGCCATCAGGTCTCGGCGGGCCGTGGAATCGCCTTTGACCAGACGTTTCCCGGCCTCCACCATCTCCGCCGATTCCTCAAGGGTTTTCAACAGCAGCCACTTGTCGGGCGTGAGATGTCCGAATGATTCGACTGAGGGTAATTTCACGATACGGTTGCTCATGCTTCCTCGATTCCGTCCGGTATGACGGTGTAGTCATACGCGCGAGTGGGAAAGTCCTCCGGCACGTAATTCCAATTAGGGGTTCCGCAATGCAGGCAGAAACGATCTTCGGGGTTCACCTGGTTTTGGCATTGGGGGCAAGAATGCGGAAAAATCGGACTCATACCTCCGCCTCCTTTGTGACGCGGAACCGTTTGTTAATCTCATACCGTCCTGGACCCAGATACTTGATCGAATTGAAGGCTTCCTCGTATGTGTCGTATGCCTGGGTGATAAGGTTGCTGTTTCCCAGCCCCTCAACCACGAAGTAGCTTTCGACATGCGAATCGTCGGGCATCTCACTGGCTTTCTTCCAAGGGTTTGTCGATGCGTCCGCCGGGTCGTACAGCATGACGATTTCCGGATGGTCTAACACGTATTTCGTTCCGGCGTTCCATGCCGGGGCAGCGGCTTGCCGACATATCTCAGTCAGGGACGCGGCGCACATCGCGTCCGCATCCTCCAGTCGGGGGTCATGCGTCCGCTCGTACTCGGCCTTGATGCCGGCTGTGAGTAGGCGCTTTACGTCACGGACTGAAAGGTTCATGCTTCCACCGCCTTAGCAGGGCGGAACGGGCCGGCATTTACCACCTGCACGCTGTCCGTATAGAACCATGGGCGCGTGAAACACCAATCACCGTCGCTAATGCGTATGACATGCACTTTGCCGTCGCACATCGTCCACGTGTTACCGACCCTGTCCAGCCAGAGTCCGTCATGGTCGGGGAGCTTCGGGGTTGGACGCAAAGCGTAGCCGAAGTAGGAACGGTGTGGGTAGAAGGTCGTGTTGATGACTGCTACCGTCAGGGGCTGGAGATTGGACGTAGTGCGTCGCAAGACGGTGTACCGGTTGCCGTCCGTGCCGACGTACACGTCGCCTTCGCGCACGTCCTCGATGTTGTCGATACGCTCGTACTCGGGGTCATCCAACAGTTCAATGGACTCGATGTCCCTGTAGGGGACGAAGCGCTCTGCCCCTCGATTGGCAGAAATGGGCACGACGGAGCCGTTTCTACTGCGCCTAATGTGCCCGGAACAGTCGGTGATTCCTGTAAGCACGGCACCGGCCACAAATGTGACCTTGACGTGCAGGTTTGCCATCTCTTCGCAGGTCTTGCCTTCCCAGAAGGGTTTCTCACTCATTGTCATTCTCCTCCTTTTCGTTGTTTTCGATTGCGTCCAGCAGATCGCATTCGGCGAGCATGAGATGCGCCTGGGCGCGGGTCATTGATTTCAACGTCTTCGCACCGTCAGCGGCCATCCAGCCGAGAGAACTCACCTTCGTCTCGAGCAGGTGGATCTGCGTCGCGAGATCACGCAATCGACCATCAAGCAGCATGGTCATCGGTTTCCTCCTTGTTGAGTCGTGTTTCGATTTCGATGCACAAGTCGAGCGCCGCCGTGAAACCGGCCTGATAGGCGTATAGCGCGGTCTCCGGCCTGCTCATGCCGCCAATCTCCGTGGCCTCCAACAGCCACGCCGTCGCACGCTCCTGCGGGGTCGGGAACTTTTCGGCCATCACGCGCCCCTCAGAATCGAGCCGAGTGAGGCAGCACCCAGCTTCTGGGCACCTGCGAACCGTCTGGCCGTGGAACGTGACTTCGGCTGCGCGGCGGGCAGTTCGAGTGGGTTGCGCATGGTCAACGCCTGCTGCTGCGCCTGCTCCGGGCCGTTGCCGAGCATCCGCTGGCGGCGGTACATCCACGCCTCGTCCGCGGATAGGCCCCGCGCCTCGCATTCGCGCGCTATCTGCGCCTCCGAGGGCTTCGACTCGTTGCGCATCCTGCGCACGATGGCGTTCACATCGCCGGAACCGCACCAGCGACCCGTGCTGTTGTCCGAGTAGAAGCGCTTCACCGCCTCCAAGGCCTCGCCCAGCGTCATGTCCGCGCGAAGCTCCTCGTGGAACGTGCGCGCCTCCAAGTCGGTGATGGCCGCGTTGCCGTGGTGGACGCGAATCTTCGCCAGCACGAGCGTGCTTTCCTTGAGCGTCAGCATGTCAGTACTCCTTCCCGTGATTGGTTTTCGGCGGCTTCCTCGGCCGCGTAGTGGGCTATCAGTGCCGCGTTCTCATCCTGGTTGGCCTGCGAACGGTTCCACGCCGATGGCGAGGGGCGTGCGGTCGGCTCGGGCTTGGCCGGCAGCGGGTCATCGTCCCAGTGTTCGCCGTCCAGCCAGTTCGCCGGGGTGAGCGTGTAGCCGGGTTCCCGGTTCGGGTCGGCGGCGTACCTCGACGCCTTGGCGATCAGGAACGTGTTGTTGGTTTTCCTCCGTGCCTTCCGCCAAGCCGCGTACGCCTTGCGTTTGCCGGTCTTGCGTGGATAGGTCTGCCAGAACTGCTCGAACTCGATGGGATAATCCTCGTCGGCTCGCTCTGCGGCCCCCTCGGCTTGCGAGGGGGTTTGGGGGAGAGAGAATTCTTCGTTAGAAGAATTCTTTTGGTTATTGGTTATTGGTTCTTGGTTCTTGGTTAAAGAGTCCCAGCGTGACTCGGGTGTGACATTCGAATTGTCACGGCGTGACATGCTTGTGACATTCGTTTCGTCCCAGCGTGACTCGGGTGTGACATCGGCTTCGGAACGCTGCTTGCGCTTGCGGTTGCGAGCACCCTCCGCCCTCGTCTCCACCTGTTCGCGGCTGGACTGATGGGAAAGATAATCGTGGATGCGGTAGGAGCCGTCGTCCGAACGTTCGAACATGCCGACCTTGATCAGCGCTTCGATGTCCTCTTCGGTCGCGTTGAGCTGGTAGATCACGTCGTCCTCGCTCATCACGCCGTCGTTGAGCACGTCGGAACAGAAGGAAATGGCCATGCAGTACACTCCAAGTGCGCTCGGACGCATACGCTGTAGCTTCAGCACTTTCGTGTTCGAATGGAAGCCGTTACTCAGCTTCCCGTAGCCCTGTCTGGCCATCAGTCCGCCTCCTTTCTCTTGTCTCTTTGGTATTCGGCTATCAATGCCAGCAGTTCGGGGCTGGCGGCGATTATCTCGCTGGGCTTCAGCCCATCACCGTCCCCGTTGGTCTCGGGTTGGCGCCGGTAGCCGCCACGCGAACCGGTGCGACGGCTACCACCGATGTAGGTATGAGGGTTAATCCTGGCCATCGTCCGGCCCCAACGCCAAGCCGTCGTTCAGCAGGAGCGCGAACAATTCGAGCGGCATCCACACGAGCGTCGGATTGGATGGCACCGGCCTCGATTCGCCGCGCAGCCGGTTCGCGAGCTCGCGGCGAATCCGGTAGTCCGGTCCTAACACGTGCCCCATGTGAGTGGCGAGGAACCGTTCGAGCGTTCCGATGTCGAACACGGCCATCTGCCGGGCCATGCCCTTGAGGCTTTTCACGCCCACGCCCTTGCGATGCTGGATGAGCACCCCGTAGGGAGTGTCCATGTTCTCCATCTCCACTTTGAGCTCCCGCCAGTGCTTGCGATAGTTCGGCATCTTCGTGTCCTTGCATTCCACGCACACCGGCTCGCCATGGAACATGACGCCGATCAGATCGCCCTGGTCGGCGTTGCCATGCAACGGCATACGGTCGATGCGCGTGTCCTGCAACGCCCACGCAAGGTAACGCACCGTCCACGTCTCAAGGCTCGTGCCTTTGCTTTTCGATGGGTTCGCCATCATCTCTCCAATCCGTAATCCGCATACATTTCGTCGGCTTCCTCCGCGCACATGGGGCATGGAATCGGTCTTGCCGGGTACAGCGGGCACCCGTGCTTCTCGCAGACCGGTTCCACGTCCGGCGGCGTCTCATCGTGATACAAATGCAGCATCAGAAGCTCGGATCACTGGACCATGGGTCGGAGGCCGGAGGCTGAGACTGCTGGAAGCCACCTTGCGACTGCTGCGTGTAACCGGCCTGCGCGCCGTAACCCTGCTGTCCGCCGGTCTTCTGGCGAACGTTGGTGATGGCCACAGCGCTGGCGTTGACGTTGCAGCTTGCGGCGGGCTCGCCATTCTTGTTCGTGTAGGCGTCGAGGCCGCTGATTTCGCCCACGATGGTCACGTCCACGAACTGGTCCTGATTCTGACGCAACTGGCTGATCTGGTCGAACACGGGGTTGAGGTTCGCGTAGCCAGCAGGCCACACCGAGTAGTACTGTTCCGGCTGGCTTTTCCAGTTGCCGTTCCGGTCACGGTAGCCGGGCGTCACCGATACGCTCAGACACCGTTTGCCGTTCTGCGTTTCTCGCACGCCCCATGCCGTGCCCTGGATGATGATGGTCGTTCTTCCCGCCATGGCCTACTTCCCTTCCTTGACGCTGGCCTTGAGCTCGCCCAACACCTTGTCCAATTCCGCCTCGCTCAGGTCGGCGAACGATTCCGACGCCATGCCGGTTATCTTCGCGACCGTCTGCAAAGCCTCCTGCTCGTCGGTTACGCCCAACCGTTGGAAGCGGCCGATGGCCTCAGCACGCTTAGCCTCGACCGGGGAGACCGAGGGCCGGGCTTCCGGCTGCGACTGCTCCGGTTCGTCCACGCTCACGTCAACCGGCGAATCGTCAGCAGTCACGGTGGGCAGTGGACGGAACACGTCGGAATAATCCGGGGTCTGGTCGTCGCTTGCTGCCGCGTCGCGGGCCTCCACGCTGACCGGCAGGTAGGGGAACGCGCGTCGGATTACCGTCTTCTTCGCCATGGCCTCATAGTCGGACTTCCACGGGCTGACAGCCTTGCCGTAGCTGGGGCTGCGTTTCGCAGCCGCCTCGATCTCGTCGGCGTTCATCACCTGGAAGTAGTGGCCACCATCCTTGAAGTTCGCGATCATGTACACGTGGGTGAGCTTGCCGGGCTTCGCGCACGGCACATGGCGGAGGTCTTCATTAAGGCCATAGCTGTAGGCGAATTCGTCGCCCTCATGGACTGCTCGGGCGCTGATGTCCCTGATCTGGCCGCTGCGGCGTGCGAGGTCGATCATGCCCTTGTAGCCGATGATGAGCGTGGCTTCCTTCTGCCCGGTGCGGTAGTTCTTGTTCCCGTAGGGCAGGATGTAGGCGCGTCCCAATCCGTCCACGTTCGACGGTTCCAAGCCCAAGGCGGCGCATTTCATGAAGCAGGACAGCACCGATTCCACGCAGCAGTTGGCGAGCTGCGGTTCGCGGTTGATGGTGCTCACGTACATCTGGTAGAGGCGCTGCGGGCTGAGGTTGTTGCCGATGACCGCCACGATGCGCGGCCAGCTCCTCTCCAACAGGTTCTTCATGTTCTGCTGCGGGTCCATCGTCTGCATCTGCATGTTCTGCGCCTGTGTCGCTAACTGTCCCATAATCGGGTCTCCTTTACTTGGTTTTCTTCGGTTTGATTTCGGTGAATCGGAAGGTGCGGCCCTCCCACGGCTGCACGACCCGCGTGTAGCCCTTGCGCGTGCTGTGCTTGTAGGTGGCCTGCATGTTGCCGCAGCGCACCCCCTCGTGGTCTCCGATATAGGGGAGTATGCAGTCCTGCAACTCCTCCTTGTGCTGCTTCAACGCGCTCAGGTCGGCGGTCGTCTGCTGGTAGTCGGCCATGAGCCTGCGCAGATCGGTGCTGTCGCTCATGTCCTCGATGCCCTTCGAAGGCTCCGGGTACGCCTTGGCCACGTCCGCGCCGGTGAGGGTGGGCATTTCGTCGCGGGTGACGAAACCCCAGAAGTCCTCGGCGGCTTTGATTACAGCGTGAATGTCGTCCTCGTCGCGCTCGAACCGCACCTCGACCGGTTCCGACTCTCCGATATCCGCGTAGAACACGCCCCACGTGAAGCCGGTGACGGCCATGTAATGCGTGACCTGCGCCATGTAGTACTGCGGGGCCACGAGCTCGCCCGTCTCGTCGTGCCAGTCGGTGCGCCCACGGTTCGCGTTCGCCGTCTTGATCTCGAGAATGCCCCACGAATCGCTCTCCTCGTCGTAGACGAAGCCGTCCAGCGAGGCGTGCATCAACGGATGCTCCTTGGACACGAGGCTGATGTCGGTGCCGTCGATGACCTGGTATTCCGGGTGCAGCTGGCGGAACCGGCGGCGCAGCTCGACCTCCAAGGCGTTGCCCTTGACGATCGCCCACTTGCCGCTGATATCTTCCGGCTGCTGGCGGTTCGTCTTCTCCAACCACAGGTCGTAGGGGGTCGAGTACGGGTTGAGGCCGAGAATCGTGCTCATGTCCGAGCCGCCGACACCCAGTGCGCGGAACGCGTGCCACGCACTCTCACGCTCCTTCTTCGTGTGCTGGCGGAAACGGTGTACGTCGAACAGTCCGGTCGCCTGCGCTGCCATGTCAACGGTCACTCGCTTCATTCCTGCTCCTTAGCTTCGACTTGCTGACGTATTCCACTCGCGCGCTCACCCTGCGCCGTTGCCTGTCGATGACGACCATGCCCGGCAACGGCATCACGTACAGGTACGGGTTGCCGGTCTGACTGTTCCGGTCGCTGATCAGATCCATAAACTCCACGATCAGTTCGCCCGGCGTCATGCTCATGCCCTCGTCCGTGATCGGGCTCCACAGTTCCACCGTGTCCGTCATCCATATCCTCTCGTAGTCCGACGAGCCGCAGCCCGGCCTCGTGGATGCTCAGGCCAATGAGGCTCGCGAGGCTTTGGCGCGTGGGGTGGGCGGTCAGGATGTCCAGATTCTTGAGCAGCTTCCCGGCGACCGCCAGCCACATGTCGTTCGGCAGATCAGTCATACAGGTATTGCTTGTGGGTTCGTTGGTTGCGCTGGTCAAAACGGTTCACCTCCTCGACGCGGAAGCCGAGCACCTGTCCCGTGTCCGGGTCCAATACCGGCACGGGCCCCCAGCCTCGGGTGAGCTTGTTCTGGATGGTTTTCTTCGCCCGCCCGTAGTGTTCGGCGAGCTGGGCCACACTCATGAGATTCGGTGTTTCCGCGCTCATGGGGTTATCCTTTCTGTTGAGAGTTTTTCTTCTCGCCCCCGTGCCAGCGGGGGCTTTCTTTTTTTTTGAACTTGCGTTCGTGGACGGCCACGGAGTCGAACCGTGGTCCCGGTCTTTGCCGCGCACACATGACCTACGCGATCTCGACTGGGGGCAACCTGCACCGCCCGTGACGCCGGCCCGAATAGTAAACGCTGGTAGCAGGCCGACGCCGGTTCAAGAAAACTGACACCGTATCTGTCAGTTGTTTTTTCAGTTATCACGTGGGTTACCGGTTTTCCTTCCGCTTGGCCGGCCGGTTTTCCACGCCGTCCGGCAAGACTGTTATTCGACGCCCGCCTCGCTCAAAACGAGGCACAGGAGCCGCAAGGGAACGAGCCCGAAGCCCATGAGCGCGGCCAAACCGTTGCCGATGGGATGCGCGCACCCCATGTGGGTCATCACCCAGCCGATGCACACCGCGAACACGAGAATCCAGAAGACGAGACGACTCATGAAACCTTGGGACGGCTCGGTGGCTTCCGGCTTCCGGTAGCCGCTGAAGTGATGGCCGTAATCCTTGGCATTCATCAATCCACGTCCTCTCCTATGACTCGTTCCAGCAATCTGGCCTGTCGCGCCGCCTTGAGCTTCGCCGCCTGCCTGCGTCTGCATCGGCGGTTCCACTTGAACTTGACCGCCACGGGGGCGTCGCCGCAAACGGCTTCGAGACATTTCGGGCATTGGAGGAACGCCTGCCCTTCCACGACGTTTTGCTTGACCTCCGGGGCGATATGGCATTTCGGGCATTCCTCCAGCGGCTCGGCTATGACGTCAAGCGTGTTCCTGACCAGTATTTCCCATCGGCTGATGGCCTCACGCTCGCTTCTCGGGCCACCGGTGGCGCCGAAGAACCCGTAGCCACATACGGAACACCTGCATCCCCAGAAGTCGTCTTGACCCGCGTAACCGCCAATCGTGTACATATCAATCACCGCCTCGGCATGGCCGTTGCATACCGGGCAGGGCAGCGGCTCGGGCAGGGGCTCCTCAGGCTGGCGGGCCTTTCCGTCACGCTTCCACCACACCA